TCCCATTGTTCTTACCGTGTCCTCTATATTTTCTCCTTTAGCAACACTACTATAATTAATCTCATTGATTGGTATAACTTGTCCACCAAGTTTTATCATAGCACTATAGAAACTAGCTGATGTTCTAGTGGAGGGCTCATAAAATACATTAGCTAGTATTTTACCTGCCATGGCTTGTGTTGATATTGCAGTAGGACGGATAAGCTCGTCTGCTAATTTAAACAATGCTGCACGCTCACCAGGTTCAAGATCGTCAATTGATATAAGATGCTTCATTTACATTCCTAAAAAAAGGGGGGTCAAATATTTGACCCCCCCTAAGTTAACTTTTCTTTTTCCTCACTTAAATTACATGAGGTTACTAACAACTACCTTCCGGTAGTACTCGTTCGAGTCTGCAGCCAGGGCGCCAGTCGACGCCAGAGCAGTAGTACCGCGAGCATATGGATTCTCGACTACGCCGTAACGAGTCTTGAAACCAATCTTGGGCTGGAAGGTGTTCTCACCAACCGCACGAACCATCTGTAGAGGAACGTAAGGACAATAGAACAAGCCAGCATCAAATGCACTGGAACCCTTATAACCGACGACCATAAAGTTGTCTCCGGCATACGGATCAATATAAACACGCATTCGACCATTAAGAACACCAGCAAAAGTACTACCGGTATCATCAACACTCAGGTTGTTAGAGTTAAGCGCTGGGGTATAATCAAGAACACCAGCCATCTGAAGCGCGGATGCAACATCCGAACGACAAATAACAATGTTCCCCTTACCCCGACGAGTGCCACGGGCAATGGCGTTCGCTTCTCTTTCGATCGCAAACATAAGGCCCTTAAACTTCTCAACCATCCAACGACCGTTAGAGTCGGTGTCAAGGTCAAACTTACCAGCTGTAGTCGTACCTTCCTGGGCACCGACCTTAGCAATAGTACCAACCGTACGAATTAATTCACGGTTAATTTCAGCTAAGATTTCAGTGGAAAGGATATTGGCTAGCTCGGTCTCAGCATCTAGGCCATGAATGGCTTTAAGATCCTGTGCCAATTCCATCGTGTACTCAGCTTTCAAAGCACGGGACAACGCAGTCACCGCAATCTTTTCAATACTGAATGCCATCTCTGGAATAGCATTAGCGGCACCGTCACCAAGACGCTCAGACTGAGTAGTGGTCATACCACTCATAAAGTTGTAGAGCTCTAGGTTAGAAGCAGACGAATTCAAATAACCATCGGCCGGTGAATCACCCAAGTTAAGGGCTGCATCGCCGATCGCAGTATTTGCATGGTCGTCCTTATCAACACTGAAAGCAGTATTGACTTCGTTGTAAAAAGTTTCCCCACCAGACTGGTTAGTATAACGTGAACGCATTGCAAAGATCAGTCCAGTCGGACCAGTCATTGGTTGTACGCCCATGATATCATAAGCAACTAGGTTTGGCATTGCACGACGAACCAGACTAATTAAGACTGGATCGTAAATGTCAACAGCACCAGCACTAGCAGTACTGGAAGAACCACCCATAGCATTAGCGGGCGCGGCCTCCAATAAGCTCTGTGGTGCAAATGAAGCCTGCTCGCGGAGAGCAACCTCCGTATTCTCTAATAGTGCTGCGGTAACTACACGCTTGTGCGAATCTTGAATCTCTGGGAGATCAGGGTGCTCAAGAATGGGTTGCCATTTTCTCATTAGCTCTTCGTTTAACATGTGTGGGCTCCCTCCTTGGGTATTTGTCTCATTACTAATTATTTATTTACGAATCGTTCTTGAGATAGCTGACGAATACGCAGCCATAGGACCAGACTTAGATGGTACCTCTTGATCAACTTCAACAGGATCACTATTCAGGTCCTCTGCGTCAGTCACGGCTGATTTCGTATTAAAATAATGCTCTTTCAAGAGTTCAATTTTGGACAAGTAGTCCTCATTGCTATCATACTCAACTCCTTCAGAAAGTTGGGATAACTTGTCCTTTTGAGACATAGTCAATCCGTCGCAAGCCTGGGAAAACATCTTAAACCGTTCTAGGCCATCCCGCATCGATTTCATTTCGATGGTTGCTTTCGTCGCATCTTCCAACTGTTCTTCAAGCTCTTCGGTCCTCTCCGTTAGTTCATCGACAACATCAACTTTCTCTGTTGGAACTTCAATATAGTTCTCTTCAAAGACCTTTCTGATACCATCAACAAACGACTCTGCGATTTCAATCTTCAGAGCATTTTCGATAGCAACTTCGTTCTCTTTCATCCACTCTTCAGCAACGTAGTCGAGATATTCATCGACACGATCTGTGAGGTCACCACGAAACGTTTCTTTTTGATCTTCCAACTGTTGCTCATACTTTTCTTCCATATGAGCTGCGGCTTCGATCAACTTAGCATTGACAGTGGCTTCAAAAACTGTAGCGGCTTTGTCAGCGAACTCTTCGGACAAATCTTCACCACTGAAAATCTCACCGACGGCTTCCTTAGCACTCTGCGCAGAAACCTTCGGAGGAGCCTGCTCGGGTGGCTTGCCTTCGCTGTCTAACTTACTTGCTTTTTTATCGCCATGTGATTGAGGCTTGGAAGCAGGCAACTTATTCTTACCATACTGTCCAGAACCAACCTCGCCGGCAAGCTGCTGTAGAGTAGTTTTACTCATACTATTCATCTTGCCCATAACTTGGGAAATTAGACCAGCTTTACTAACAGAAGCACTCGAAGGAGTAGCATGAGCGGCAGCCTTATCTGCAGACCGTGCCGAACCACCACCACCAGAAGGAGTTACTGGATCCGCACTCGCGGCACCCTTAAACGTATCTCCACCAGTGGCGTCAGCTTGAAATTCATCAAGCTGCTCTTCATCTATTTCTTCCGTTTCTGCGCTGGCCTCTAGCAGATCATCATCTTCAACAACCTGCTGGATTGCTTTTTTGGCCATTTTAGGACTCCTTTGACTTATTTTTAACAGGTTAATACTGTTATTAATAACACCGTTGTTATATTATTTATAAAATTTTAATGTTACAAGTTGTTTAAAAACTTTTCGAACATAGCGACCTTTTGTTCTTGAAGTTTTCTTGCAGATTTAATTCCTACAGTCTTTACTTCATCGACTATTAACATGGTACGATAATTCTTCGCGGCCGCATCGTACACCCACTCTACCCCTTCCATTACACCGTTAACAAAGGCCTCTGGTGCTGAAGGGTCTGCAACAATATCAGCTGCTGTCGAAAGCATAAAATCTGATTGTACTTCTTGCATTCCACCACGCTCGCGTATAGTTCCCATACCTCTAGAACTTACACCTAACTGCGCGCCTTCATCAATTAAATTCTTTACGATGTTACCATACGGAGTATCTAAAATTTTTGCCTTGCCAATAAAATTAGCGCCACTCGGCTTTAAAGATTTAATCATATGGGATACTCTTTCGAGGTTAATAGTTGGACCCTGAGGATGTCCCAACTCACCATATGCTTTATTCTTTTGAATATATTCTTTATCGTACCGAGTTGCCTCTTTAGCTAAAACTTTACCAGGATACATTCTACCATTACGGTTCTTAATGTCTCCTTGCATGAATACACCTTCAATGAAATAATTTTTCTTACCAGTTTTCTCATCTTCTTCAAAGATATATTCGACCGATTCATTAATTTCTGTGATTAATTTCATTGCGTTATCCTATTAGTACTCTGTGGTACTATAATTAGACGTCTTTTGAAGCTCGATTATTGCCGTACTGTTTGCATCGGAAAATGTTACGTTGATCGCTTGGTCGTTATTTGCACTAAGCGAAATGCCAGCACCTTTTAAATCCCAATCGAAAGTTGTTTCAGAATCGCTTAGAAGCACTACAGTTGTGTTACGTTTTATTGACAATGTACCAGCACCCGAATACCAAATGCGCGTAATATCTGCAGCACTAACTGTTTCTGCAACTCCGGCAACTGTCGATGCTGCTAGATTAGCCAACGTTAAATTAACAACTCCTGTCGAACCGGACTTATAAAGTAATACTACTTTACCTCCGCCTGGAGCTAAATGATTTGCTAAAATTTGTGATGCCATTTGTTAACCCTCCACGCGTATTGAATCAGCAAATTCAATCATCTGGTTGTATCCATCCAATGTAGCAAGGGACTGCTCAAATTCTTCTGTGTTCTTCTCGTTAAGAGAATCATGTACGTCACGAAGAATATATGCAGTGTCTACATCAACTTCCACTTCATCGCCATTTGCAAGTGTATGATTATAATAACCATCTTCATGTGGTTGTATTTCATCGGTATAAAAATGGCCAAGTAAAGAGTGTGACTCGAAAGTTAACTCATCTTCCTTTGCCATCTTAGCGTCAGCATCCTTGCTATAGCGCTTAACAAAATCCGAAGTATTCTTTTTCATACCTTTGACGATAGCTTCCTTCTTACGGATTTCCCCTTTAGCTAAAGTCTTTTCATACACTTCCTCGTCTTGTCCGGGTTCCAGATCAGCTAGATGCTTATGTTGGTTTTGTTTTGAACCTTTGAAAATTTCGTCGTTGCTTCCACCCTTTGGCGTTTGCGGGTAATCAGTTTTTTGGACGATATGCTTATCTACAAAAGCCTTATCACCAGGTGACTTCGGATTCGTATAGTCTGATTCGTCAAGTAGTTGTTTCAGAGTCTTCATCTGTTTCCTCTCCTGAGCCTTCCTCTGGTTCATCTGCTTCCAATGCTTCTATCTCAGCATCCGTTAATTCCATTTCAACACCATCGACAGGATCGTCGGTTACTTCTACTTCTTCAGGCCCATCACCAAGTTCGGCAGTAGGATCAAATCCCGCTAACTTCGCCGCGACTTTTTGCCTTATAGCTTCTACACCGGCATTAACTTTACCGTGCATCATCTGACCAAAAGCGTCACCAAATTTAGCAGGTTTTCCTGAACCAGCGAATTTAATTATATCTTGTATACCGTATTCGGGCATTTGTTATTCTCCATTATACATATTTATAATACTTTAAGCAGGGGGCTCTTCTTGGGGCTCTTCTCCCGG